CTGTGTTCAACCTGCTTACTACAAGACAAACAATTATAATGTTGACACAGTTAGACATAAATTCTCTTTCACAGAAGAAGGAAAATGGTTAAGACCATTGTTTTCAACAATGGAAGAAAAAGATTTTAGACAAATGCTCAAACAATGTCCATTGGCTTGTCAAAAAGAAGTGTTAGCAGGATATATCGTGGCACCAGTTCCTCAATTGGCGGACCCTATATCCATAATAAACTATCATAATTGTCCATTTTCCAGTTGCACAGCCTTAAAAAGACAGGGTGCAATGGTTCCTTATCCAAATAAAAATTTTTTGAAAGTTTTTAAAACGGTTTTGCAGACAGAAGCATATCCATTGTTCGATAAACTAATAGAAAATTTTGAATATAGCTTCAATATATGGTGGAACCACATAACAGTTAGTCAAAGAAACGAAGTAAATAGTATAAATACTGAAATATTTAAGAGTTTTGATAAAGTAAAGAAAAATATTGAATCATATAATAATTTTGTGAAATCAGAAGATCAAACACAAGGTCCTATGGATTCAAAAACAAGAAATATTAATAATATGACTCCCCTGAAAAAAGCTTTAGCGGGGCCAGTCATATATGCTCTTGAGAAAATAGCGAAAAATATGCCTGAATTTGAAGGATACATGTCAGGCAAATCCTACTTGGATAAAGGATATGATTTAGCTAATATTGCTGATAAACTAGGAGAAGATGCTGTCAAACTAGATGGAGATGGAAAAGCATTTGACAGTACTCAACACATTGAAATCAAAAAATTGGTAGATGATTATATTTATAAAGGAGTTGTCAAAAGAATGGAAAAAATGAACACTCCTTTTCCCCTTTGGGCAATAAAAGAAGCTTTATTAAATCATAAAGCAACTATAAGTTATGAAGTTCGCTTACCATTAATGCCAAAGCCCAAAAAACTTGTAAGTCTAAGTCATGAAGGCACAGTTCATACAGGAGATATGGACACCAGTTTTGCAAACACAATGAGAATGTTGTTTTACATGAGAACAGTAGCAAAACTTGCTGGCCTTGAAAAACAAGATTTTTCAATACAAGTAGCTGGAGATGACAATTCATTATATGTACGAAGATACATATATAATAAAAAAGAAAAAGATATTATTTCAGCTTATCAACAAGTATTCACCAACCGATTTGAAGGAGTGAATGTAGGACTTGGACAAGTGATCAAATTCTTGAAAAAAGGATCAATAGAACAAGGGGATTTTTGTAGCACCAATTGCTTCAAAACAACTAGAAATGGAAAAACATTCTATAGAGTCATAAGAATACCAGACAGATACTTCAAAAAATTCGCTCATATGTCTGTAGGAGAATTAACACCATTAGAATGGCTTTATACAACAGGAGAAGCAGATTTAAATTGGGCTCAAGGATTACCAATTTTTGATAAAATAAGTAGGTGGAGAATGAAAAATGGGACAATACCAAAACCTATAGTGTCAAAAACAGCTAACAAACCCGAATTAGCTTTGAAACCATTAAACATTCAAGAGCAAGAATTTTGCAAAATGTGGAATGTTGAACAAAGAAATCTAGATATTAAAAACAGATTCCACAAAACTTTTCTTTTAAAAGACAAATTGTACAAATCCAATCATGAAAAACAAGATGTAGAAAATTTCTATGATTGGTTGCTCGATAACTATAACATTGAAAAACATGAGGTTTTAGACTTCGAAAAATATTTAGACAATTTAAAAAGAGAAGACACCATCATGGACCATCCAATTCTTAAGAAATTTGGAAATCCAAAAACTCAAGAGGATTTAACCAAAAAATTTTCAGATCTTTATCTCTTAAAGAATA